TAAAATCTGCTCCCCTTGCATTTATATTAACATTGAAGTCCTGAGATTAGATTAAGGGCGGAACAATGAGGATAAAAAAATGAGAACATTAAACGATTATTTTTTAACAGGAACAATAGATGATGTATCAACTGCGTTCACTTCAAGAGTCGCTGTGCCTGATGGCGGTAGAGTAATTAAAATTACTACTGTATTAGGCGGAACGATTTCAGGAGCAAATGCTGGAATTACTGCAAAAATTAATGGTACTGCTATAACTGGCGGAACGATTACTGTTGCATATTCTGGTTCAGCTGCTGGAGATGTTGATTCTTGCGAACCAACTGCTGCTAATACTTGTTCGGAAGATGATTATATTGGTATTGCTACTGATGGAGCTTCCACTGGAACACACAGTTTGCACTATACAATTATTATAAGAAGATAGTATAATAAAACTTGGGGGTGGCTCTGACCTAGCGGTTTTTCCACCCCTTTAATTAAATAAAAAATAAGGAGAAAAAAATAAATGGCTTATAATTACGGATTAGCTCCAGGAACAACGCATAAGATTTCACCTAGTGGTTCAAGTGCAGCTACATCAACAGCTTTTAATGCAGAAACAGTATTCGTTAGAATAGTTGCAACTGCGGCTATGAATGTAACTTTTGCTGCTACGCCAACTGCTGTTGCTACGGATTTATATATTCCTGCTGGAACAATAGAAATTTTAAAAGTACCTGAACAAGGTGTAAAATTTGCTGCTCTTGGTACTGGTGATTGTTATATTACTGAATTGTCCTAATGGGTAAATTACCCAAGTATGGGGTAAATGTTTATCACAAAAGGACTAAAAAAAAGCGACCAGGTCGTCATGCTAAAAGTAATAGCAAACGAAAACCGCATAAAAAAAAGAACAGAGGACAAGGCAGATGAAAGAAACAGAAATTGACGGATTAAAACAAACTACTTTTATTGGCGATGAAATGGAAAAGAAAATTGCTATTGTAGAAAAACTTAATATTAATCCCCACCTTAAACATAACAAAGAACTTTCTAATTTAAATGATGGTTATTCTCCAAGTAGAGAATTAAAAAGAGTAGCTTCCATTCCTATACTAGCATTACAAATTTGGGCGGAAGAAGAAACCGGTGATAATAATTGGTTTCGTTTGCCTAAAGAAACTCAAACAAAAATTTTAAAAAAAAAATTAAATAGTAACGAATATAAATATTTTAAAACAGCACCAGGAAATATATAATGGCACTAACCACATATACCGAAGTAAAAGCAGCTATCGCAAATTGGCTAAATCGTTCTGATTTAACAACTGAAATTGGTGATGATTTTATTAAATTAGTTGAAGCAGAATATAATTCTAAATTAAGAATTAAACCCATGCTGACTTCCGATAGTTCCTTTTCAATTACAGGAGAAACAGTAGCCGTACCCACAGGATTTTTACAAGTTAGAGATTTTTATATTGTTCAAGGAGCAACTAAATATTCATTAACCTATATGCCACCAACCCAAATGGATCAAATTAAAGGCGGTTCTACTACTGGCCGACCAACAGTATATACTTTATTAGGTACAAACTTTAGATTTGCACCAACACCAGGATCAACCTACACAGCAACTTTAAATTATTACAAAGCGATTGATGCTTTATCTGGAAGTACAGCGACAAATTGGATTTTAACAAACCATCCTGGAGTTTATTTATATGGTTCACTTTATCATGCAGCTAACTTTCTTGGAGGAATTGAACCTAGTAAATTACAAAATTGGCTACAACTTTATCAAACTACTTTAGAACGAATTGAAAGAAGCGACAGAGAAGATCAATGGAGTGGTTCGCCATTACAACAAAGATCAGATGTAACTGTGGCTGGTCGTTTTGCCGATCAAGGAAAAGTGGTGGTAAGTAATAACGAATAGGAAAATATAGATGCAAGTACCTTTTGGAGAATGGCTACCGGATCAACCTAAATTTATGAATCCAGGTGCGAACATAGCAAAGAATGTTTATTATGCTGCAAGGAGCTATAAACCTTTTCCTTCTTTAGTAGCTTATAGTGCTTCTACTGGCGGCTCTACAGTAGGTAATATTAGTAAAAATTCTAAAGGAGCTGGTTCATTTAGATCAACAAATAATACCAGTTATAATTTTGCTACAACTAAAACAGATATTTGGCAATTAGCTTCAGGAGCTTTTACTTCAAGAAAATCTAGCTTAACTGGAGGCGATACAGATTTTTTCACTTTAACTCAATTTGGAGATTATATCATTGTTAGTAATGGTGTGGATGCACCCCAATATTATTTAATGGGAACTTCAACAAATTTTGCCAATCTTTCATCAATAGCAACATCAGGAACACCTCCGGTTTTTAGAACTTCAGGAGTAGTAAGAGATTTTTTAGTAACAGGTAACCAAACATCAAATCGTAATAGAGTTCAATGGTCAGGTATTAATGATATTACCCATTGGACAGCAGGAACTAAACAAGCAGATTATCAAGACTTACCTGGTTCAGGTGGACAAATTGTAGCTATAACTTCTGGTGAGTATGGTTATATTTTTAGACAAAATGAAATAGTTCGTATGGACTTTGTGGGTGGTGCAACAATATTCAGATTTTCTGTGGTTTCACCAAATAGAGGAGCTGTTTATGGAAAAACAGTTTGTCAAGATAACCGAAGGGTTTTCTTTTACGCAGACGATGGTTTTTTTGAAGTTAATGGAGATCAAATTAAACCTATTGGAGCTGAAAAAGTAAATAGATTTTTTGATATAGATTTAGATAAAGCATATACTGACCGAATCGTTGCAGCGGTTGATCCTTTTAATTCTTTAGCAATTTGGCTTTATCCTAGTGCGGATAATCAAGCAAATACGACTGGAATTTGTGATAAATTATTAGTTTATAATTATGTTACAGAAAAATGGTCTTTTGCTAAAGCCACAGCAAGTACCATTTTTACTCAATTCGTTGGAGCTTATACAGTTGAAATGATGGATTTAATATCGTCTAACTTGGATAATATTAATATTGCTTTAGATACAGATTTTTGGTTGGGTGGACAACTTTATTTAGGTGGAATAGACGGAGATTATAAAGCTGCTATTTTTTCAGGAAATACTAATGATGTAGAAATAGAAACTACTGAAATGGAGTTGTTTCCTGGACTAAGATCGGATATAACCGAAGTCAGACCCATTGTAGATGCGACTGCGACAGTTGCAATTACAACAAGGGAAAGATTAGCGAATGATGCTAGTACATCTTCTTATAGTTCAATGGTAACAAGTGGATCAGTACCAGTTAGAGCTTCAGGAAGATATGTTAGAGCAAATGTTAAAATTGCTGCCGGTTCAACTTGGACTCATGCACAAGGCGTAGATTTAATAGCCAGTAGAGCAGGACAAAGATAATGGCAGAAGATAAAAACATTGACAACATTAGATACGCTATGGAAAATCAAGAGTATTTCCAAAGACAAGTTGAAGAAGTTGCTAACGCATTAATAAATAAAAATAATGAAGAAAATCCAAAAGTTTTTTCTTGGTTCATGGAATAAATAAATGACAACAAATATAAAAGATTACTCAACAACCCAAGCCGACAATACAACATTAAATACCATTAATGTTGCGGAGGGAATGTTACCTAGTAATTTGAATAATGCTTTAAGAGCATTAATGAAAAATACTAGAGATTGGTTTAATGATTCACAATGGGTTCAATATGGAGATGGAGATGCAAGTGTAACTTATGCTTATGCGTCAGCAACTTCATTTACAATAGCAGGGGTTGATGTAACTTCTGTCTATCATGCTGGAAGAAGAATTAAACTTACAGCACCCACTCCTAGTACAATTTATGGAACTATATCTAGTTCATCATTTTCAACAAACACAACAGTTAATGTAACTTGGGATAGTGGTTCATTATCTAGTGAAGCTATTACTTATGTTTATCTTGCAGCTTTATCTAAAACTAATGATTCTATTCCAACAGGAATTGCAGCAACTAAAATTGGAGATGGCACAGTTTCAACAACAGAATTTCAATACTTAAATACAGTTAGTTCAAATATTCAAACTCAACTAGACGCTAAAGCAGCAGCCATAACTGGAGCAGCTTCTACGATTGCGACTTCAGACTTAACGGCAGATAGAGCTGTTGTTTCAAATGGTTCAGGAAAAATTGCGGTATCATCAGTTACTTCAACAGAATTAGGTTATGTATCAGGTGTAACTTCTGCTATTCAAACTCAACTAGGAACAAAATTAGTAGCAGCAAGTGATTTATCTGATTTAGCTTCAGCTTCAACGGCAAGAACAAATTTAGGTTTAGTTATAGGAACAAATGTTCAAGCGTATGACGCAGGACTTGCAGATATTGCAGGACTAGCAACAACCGATAGTAATTTTATAGTTGGATCAGGTTCTAATTGGGTTGCCGAAACAGGTGCAACCGCTAGAACTTCTTTAGGTTTAGATTCAATGTCGCTTCAAGCAGCGAATAGTGTTTCAATTAGTGGAGGTACTATTACAGGAATGGGTACACCTTCTGGTGCTTCAGATGTAACTACTAAAAGCTATGTAGATGATTTAGTAGCTGGTTTAAAATCAAGAATTATTACAAGGGTTGCAACAACAGGAAATGTTAATTTATCTAATGCACTAGAAAATGGAGATACTTTAGATGGAATTACTTTAGCAACTAATAATAAAGTTTTAGTTAAAGATCAAACTGATGCAACAGAAAACGGAATTTATTTAGTTCCAGCAAGTGGTGCAGCTTCAAGAGATCCAGATTTTGATACAGTTGCAGAACTAGCAGGTCAATTAGTTATTGTTCAAGAAGGTTCTGTAAATGCTGATAGAATTTACTTATGTACTACGGATAATTCTGGTAGTATAGGTGCAGTAAATATTACTTTTTCAAGAGTTACACCAGCTTATACTGGAACAGTAACTTCAGTTGCGGTTGCAGATAGTGGTGCATCAGAATTTACAGTTGGTAGTTCGCCAATTACAACATCAGGAACAATAACATTAGCTGTAAATGCGATAGATATAAGTAAAATAACAAGTGGAGCTTCAAAAGGTTTCGCAACAGCTATGGCGATAGCTTTATAAGGAGAAAATAAATGGCACAGGATTTTGAACGAACAGGAGGGCAGATTACAAATTCGGCAACAACGATTTTGACTGCTAATTCTGATGATGCGATTGTTGGATGTAGATTAGCCAACATTACCGCAGCAGCAGTAACTTGTAGCGTATGGATTTCTGAGTCTGGTTCTACTACCAGGTATTTAGTAAAAGATTTAAGTATTCCACCAGCTAGTTCAGTTGAACTAATACAAAGTGGGTCTAAAGTCGTAATAATGAATACTGATGTTTTAAAAGGACAATCAAGTGCTGCAAGTAGCGTTGATTGTTGGGTTAGTAGAGTAGATTCAATTAGTACATAAGGATAAAAAAAAATGAGTTTATATACATTGGATTATATTGGTAATAAACCAGGTAGTGAGGAAATTTATACTCATGCCTCAACCATTGATAATACATTAATTATTGCAAGTGCTGTTCTTGCAGGACCAGTTATTTTCACACAAACAATAACAGTAACAGGAACATTGGTAGTCGTATAATGAGCAAAGTAGAAGTAAATACAATTGAACCACAATGCGGAACTACCTTAACTTTAGGTGGTTCAGGAGATACAGTAGCTTTAGGTAGTGGTGCTAGTCAAACAGGTTTTGGTAGAACAGGAACTGTTGATTGGATAACAACTCCAAAAGTAACAGGAGATTCTCCAGTAACAGCAGTCACAGGTAAAGGATATTTTTTAAACACAACAGCAGGCACAATTACAATTA